TGACCGCCAAATTCGGCTACCTGGCGTTAACTCAGTATATCGAGTAAGACGATTTGGTAGTCAAGGGGTGTCAATCCCTTGTGCGGTATCCAATCCCACGAATGGGTTGAACAACGTTTGAGTTTAACGTGCGGGTCACCTCCCGGTGAATCTCGCACAGTTACACTCCCTACGGGTACCTTTTCAGGCATCGGCTTAAACAGATGATGGTATTTTAGCAATACACCATCACTGCCCAAGCTACTCGTAAGCCGCGAACTGCCTTCGATATACCCCCCCAGAGCAGCTAGCTCTAGTGCTAAGGGGTTGTCGTCGTAGCGTCTAGTCGTGAACCTGTTAGGTTTAGGTTTGTAACACTTGTAGCGGATTGCTCCGCCCTTTTGTGCACTCCTTCCTGAGAGGCTATATGGCACTTTGATTCCAGCAGCATCCGATTCGTCGAAAGGGATTGGTCGAAACTCAACCAGTCCTTTAATGTGACGTAGGATGTCACTAAGATCAACACCATTACGAACAGACCAACGAGTAAGGCGGTTGAAGACTGAGAATTTGTGTGTTTCATGGGTAAACTTCTTTACATAGACGCCACGAACATCATGGCCCTTGAAGAAGTCTTGCCCGCACGATTCTCTGAAGCTGCCCGTATTAAAGGATTTGGTCCTATTAACACGGAACCCGCACCATTCTAGGAGACTCAGCACCTTGTCATATGCCTGTTTCACGCATACGATGTCGTCGCCGAAGACCGAGAAGGACGGGATGATCCCGGAGTTGTAGGTACTTAAACCCAGCTCCTCATACGCAGCTTCAACAATGCTAGCGAAAATCAACGTTTGCAGGGGGAACGTAAATCCATTCCCCATGGTCGAAAAGGTACCAAGCTCGTGGATGTTACCGTCTGGCAACTCGATGCATTTCGCACGAATTGCGTCCAGAGGTTTGTACATCTGCGGAGGAAAGTACCATTTAGTAAAACGTTGAGAGATCAAGTCGGAAGCAGTTTTCAGGTCGACCGTGGCATGGCAGCCATAGATCGACCCGATCTTTGCAAGGAACCTGTTAATCGTCGGCTGCGTATCAAGACTGATATTAAACCAGTCCAGAAGGCAGTCTTCGAGCAGTTCTCC